GGTTCGATTTCAATGTTCACCATCTTCTTCCCATTGTCATCAAAGTAAGTATTATATTTTAATCTGCCTTGCCTGTGCATAAGTACAGCATCAGTTATCCCTCTATCATAGCATTTAGTTCCGTGTCTCCACAGTAACCACGCTCCTATAATAAGTAGACCTATCTGTAGCAAGACAAAATTCTCAGTCGGTATCATCAACATCTTCAAACTCCTCTCTCTTGTCTATTAATTTATCCTCGAACTCGTGTAAGATATCTTCTGTTGTTATATCTAATACCTCACACAGAGTACAAGGGTCTATGTTCTCTTGAACTATACGCTCTTTTAATTCACCTAGGGTCAGAGCCATACTGCCCTCCCTCGTGTTCTATAAGTTTATCTAAGAACCACTGAGCCTTCTTCAAGTCTTCCACACCATTCTTATGTCTCCATCTACAGATGTACTTCATAACAGATGCAGTTAGGTAATCCATATCTTGGTCTAATATAAAATCTATGACCTCAATATTACCTTGCTTGTAGTGACTAGGATTGATAGTGTCTAGCACTCCCTTATAAGAAACTTCTAATTCTTCGTCCATTCTTTAAGCTCCTTTATTTCTTTAGTTGAAAATATTTTAATATCATACTTATCACACCACTGACGATAAGTAATCTTATTACCCTTGGCTACCTTAGAGTCGGGGCGAGGCATCAAGAAGATTAAACTCTTGCCTTCAAACTTTAGTTGTTCAGCAATTGATTTATACTTCTGTCTATCCCCACTCCGGAAGAACCCTTTAACCTCGATATGATACTTACCCTTAACAAAGTCTGGGGTGTAGTTCTTTCGTATCGTATAGGCTACCCTACAGGGCTCATACTTCCACTCTCTGCCTAGTGCTTCTGCACATTCTTTCTCTAGCTTAGACCGAAACTTTGTTGCCATCTTTATCCACCTCTATAACATTAGGTAAGTTCTCTACTTTAATCAAGTAGCGTGGTCCATTAGCATAGATGAATGTTCTAAGGTCATCACCCCAACACTCGTGCTTGAATGAACAGTAGCTACATCCAACAGGTAGCTTCATATTACCAGACTTACCATCGGCTACTGGTTCATAGCATCTCTTAGGTGGCTTAGATAACTTAACTATATTCTTGATAGATTTAATTCTTTCTACTATCGAGAAGAAGTTCAGCTTAGTCCAGTACCATTGAGACTCATCAGCCATATCATACTTGAGGTATGTTAGATGTCCGTTAGTCTTATCCATTACTAACCAACCTACATCTGTCGTACCCTCTGCGTGAGCATAGCCTTTGATTTGGTCTATGTATCCAAAGGGGTCATCATTAACTAATGAACCATCCTTGAATTTCTTGAACCCATAAGGTGAGGCTGACTTAACATCTGTCAGTACACCATCAATCTTACAGTCCATCGAACCTTTGATACCCTCTACTGAAACTTGCTTCTGTTCGTGTGTCACATCGTGACCGGCAAGTTTAGTTAGTGCGAGTACCATCTCTTCAATCAAGTGACCATAAAGAAATTTTATTCTAGTGTGAGGCATAAGTTCCTCACCCTTGTATCCATTATAAGAATACCACAACTGTCTATCCTTCTTACCTATGTTAGACATACGGAGTTTGCGTCTATCAAACTTACTCTCTGTGATATTGTTTCGTAATATCTGCTTCACATTCTCACCGAAGTCATTTATTACTTGCTCGACAGGTACACCATCTGCTATTTCTTTGGTGTCTATCATACGATATATATCGTCTACTAGTGTGTCTGTTGCCACGTCTCACCTACCTTGTATTCACCATCCAGTGGACAGTTTAAGTTAAAATATTTACCTGCTTGTACTATTGAACCGACTGCTAGACCTCCGAAGAAATCTGCTTGGTCTTCTCTGACTTCACACTGGAACTCATCGTGTACATTAAGTACAAACTTGTAGTCTATCTTGTATTGCTTTGCATACTCATCCAGAAGTATCAATGCTTTCTTCATTATGATAGCACCTGCACTCTGGAGTACAGTATTGAGTGCTGAATGTTCAGACCTTATGTGTAGTTTCCTATTGTCTAAACCTCTCACCCATCCCTTCTTAGCTTTCCTCTGGACATTAGTCCTAAGTTGTTTCAATGCCGGAGTATTATCAAGGAAGTTCTTCTGGAGTTGAGTGCCTAAAGATGCACCTCCTCCTGCCACAGAACCTAGTTTCAAAACACCTGCTCCATATAGAAACGCATAGATAAATGTCTTGGCTTGGTCTCTGGTTCTAAGTCCGGCTGACTTCTGATTAGCAGTATGTATATCACCAGTAAGTATCTCATTGGTGTACTTATCATCATTCATATAGTGTGCTAACATTCTCAACTCTAGACCACTAGCATCTACACCCACTAGTTTGTACCCTTTAGGCACAGTCCATAGGTCACGACAGTCAGCACCATAGCCACCTTCAAATCCCCATAAGACATTGCCATCCTTATCGAACCGAGTAGCAGGTACTTGAGCACAGTTAGGTTTGGAGTGAGTCATTCGTCCTGTCACTGCACCACAAGGATTAACCTGTCCGTGTACCCTACCAGTGTCATCATTCACAGACTCCAACCAACTCTTGACCATAGCTATACGCTTGGTAAGTGTCAGATAATCCACGATTAATTGTGCCTCGGGTATATCCACAGACTTAAGTATCTTCTCATCAACAATGACATTACCCTTCTCAGTAAATGCTTTAGGCTTCCAACCGAAGTGCTGTAGATACTTAGCTATCTGTTGGCGAGAACCAAGATTGAACTCGGGATACTCATAGTAGCCCCAGTCATTATCTACTAAATCATAGTGAGCACCCTTGTCTAGCTGTGCTTGATACCTCTTAGATATACTACCATCCTTGTTGTGAGTCTTGTCACCGGGATGTGGTAAGTCTACCCATACAGGCAGAGGTTCAAATCTCTTGTGCACCTCGTCCTCTATAGACATAACTTTCTCTTTCATCTCAGCAAGTAAATCATAAGCTCGTTCTTCATTCAGAACCATACCATTATCGGTCTGTTCTCTTATGATATCAGCAGTATCGTGTTCTAAATCTACTGCCTCATCGTTGTCGTGCTGATGTCTCCACATCTCCAAGTGTTTGTATAATGTTTTAGTGACTCGGACATCTTGCTGACAGTATTCCAACATCTCTTGGTTATACTCTTCCCATCCACCTTGATAGTCACCCTTGATATTATGTAACCTCTCACCCCACGCTCTTAGGGAGTGACCTCCATCAAGGCTAGGATTGTGTAGTCTAGAAAGTACGAGAGTGTCCCGAAGATTAAAATCCCAATCCATCCCAGTAAGCCTACGCAGAATAGGGACATCAAAATTAATAATGTTGTGTCCCACAAGAGTGTCGACATCCTCTGATGCCAACCATTTTCGAAAAAGTCCATTGGCTTCTCCTCCTATAAAATTATAAATAGTAGACTCATCGTTATCGAGCATCGCACAGATGCAATGTACTCGAGTAGCTTGGAGTCCGTCAGTTTCTATGTCAAAAAAAGCTGTCGACATCTTCAAGTACCTCCGTTAATCTACCTGTCTCGCTGTCGTACTGTAGCTTACAGGCTTTACCAGTTAAACCAGAGAACCTATTCTTTATAACCCTCAGTGTAGTCTGGTTACGAATGATAGGGTCATCGTCCTGTTGATTGCGTTCTAGACCTATAACTATGTCAGATAGTTGAGCAATTGCTGCCGAACCTCGAAGTTCTGAGAGGCTCACCTGTCCACCTTCTTCGTGAGGCTTACCCTGTGGTCGTCTCAAGTGAGATATGAGGAATAAGCCTACCCCAGTCTCCTGTACTATCTTCCTCAGCTTAGTCATAATGGCATCGATTGCTTTGCGTTCATCTAAGATACCATCTTGGTCTGATACTACGATAGACAAGTGGTCTAAGACTATCCACTGACAGTCATAAGATTTAGCATAGGTTCTAATCACATTGAGTAGAGAGTCTTCCGACATACTACCGAAGTGGTCATAGAAATATACATTCTTATCACCGACAGACTTCTGCCATAGAGACTTCTTCTCCTTCGCACTCAACTCTCTTTCAAACTGAGGGATATGGATAGGAGCGTTAGCTTCAATAGACATCAAGCCTTTAACACTACGCTCAATCGACTCCTCCAAGTGAATGATTGCTAAGTTATCGTCAGTAGTATTTAGAATGTAAGACTCTAGTTCCTTGACAACACTAGTCTTACCCATTCCAGAGCCACTTGTTATAGTCACTAACTCTTTGGCTCTGAACCCATAGGTTAGTTTGTTGAGACCTTGCCACGGATAATCTATGTTGACTAGGTTCTCATCTTTAACCAAGTGCTCCCAAGTATCACTACCTTTAATGATACCGGCAGGAGTATAAGACTCTGCTGACCACCAAGCATTAGTAAACTCTTTGACCTTACCTGCCATCAGCATCTCACTAGCGTCCTTCATAGGTAGCTTACATATCTTTAGCTTACCGACAGAGATTATATCTTGACAGGATTTAACAGCATCGAACCCTGCTTGGTCTTGGTCGAAACATAGCACTACATTATCAAAGGACTCAATGTATTCTAAATTGTCTTTGATATCTCGTGCTGATGAAGACGCTCCGTTCTTAAGAGAGACCACCTGCCACTTGCCATCGAACATTTCTGAAATTGAGAGGGCATC